CTGACTACGAGCGAATTGTTTCCATCCTTACCGATGCCGCCACATGAAACTCATCACCACGCAGGCTGATCTCAGCTATGCGCTACGCACCATTGCTCCAGCCATCAGCACCAGCAACAGCCACCCGATCCTGAGCTGCTGCCTGATTGCTGCCGATGGCGCAACCATGACCGTCACAGGCTTCAACCTGGAACTTGGTATCACGGTCTCCGTGCCGGCAGCCATCGACACACCCGGCACCGTGGCGCTGCCGTATCGGCTGCTGGCGGGCTTGGTCAGCCGCATGGACGACGGCGAGCCTGTGACGCTCTCAGACGGTGCTGTGAGCGCCTCCAGCGGCTCTTACGGGCTTGCCGTGGGTGATGCAGCCCTTTACCCCGCCATGCCCGTTGTAGAAGCTCCTAGCGCTGAGTTGGACCTGACCGCTGGTGCGCGTGCCTGCATGATTGCCGCTAGCACCGACAGCAGCAAGCAGATCCTCCAAGGCATCCATATGGCAGCCGGCTTCATGGAGGCCACCGACGGCCACCGCATGATGCGCGTACCCGTAGCGCTGCCGGACGGCATTGATTTGGTGCTACCGGCCAGCACGATGAAGCTGCTGCAGGACCGCACGGTCACCGTGGCAACGGCAACCGGTCAGGCGGTCATCGATGCAGGTGACGGCATCACCATTTACAGCCGCCTCCTTGACGGCAAATACCCAGACGTAGCAGCGCTCGTGCCAGCCAGCTTTGAGCATGCCATGACCCTGGATCGGCACAGGTTCACTCGTTGCCTGGAGCGTGTCGCGTTGATCGCAGAGGCGCATGACTCAATCGTCAAGCTGGTAGCCGTTGCTGGTGCGCTGGCCATCACTGCCGAGGCCGATGCCAACAACGGCAAAGAGCTGATCACCTACGAAGGCACCGCAACCGGCACCTGGGCGTTCAACGTCCATTACCTGCTTGATGGACTTAAGGCCATGCGCGGTCACGAAGCCGTGCTGCTATCCGCTAACGCACCAACGACCCCTGTAACATTGCAGCCAGCAGAGAAAACTGGTATGACCTACTTGGTCATGCCGGTGCAAATCAGAGAATGACATCCATCAAGGATCTAAAGTCCGATCACAAAAACGCTCGCAAGCGTACAGATCGCTCGGCAAAGCTCATTGCTGAGTCGCTGCAGCGTTTTGGTGCCGCACGCAGCATCGTCATTGACGAAGAGAACCGCATCCTCGCTGGCAACGGCACCATCGAAGGTGCCAAAGCAGCAGGCATCAAGAATGTCCGCGTCATCGAAACCGATGGCACCGAGATCATTGCCGTCAAGCGCACGGGCTTAACCGAAGACGAGAAGATCGGTCTCGCCCTGGCCGACAACCGCACCAGTGACCTGTCCGATTGGGACAAGGACATGCTGCAACAGCTCAGCGAAGAACACGACATTGCTCCATGGTTTGATGCTGACGACCTAGCGGAGATCCTTGGCACCGTTGAGCAGTTGCCAACTGAAGGCTTGACTGATGCTGACGACGTGCCTGAGGCACCGGCAGAGCCCATCACCAAGCCTGGCGACCTGTGGATTCTTGGCGATCATCGGTTGCTTTGCGGGGACAGCACTGACACTGTTGCCTTGGAGCGCCTTATGGCTGGCGCCAACGCCGATCTATGGCTTACAGATCCTCCTTACAACGTCAATTACGAAGGCAAAACTGCAGATTCTTTGAAGATTAAAAATGATTCAATGAAAGATGCCGAGTTTCGGCAGTTCTTGAAAGATGTTTATATTGCTGCAAATTGCTTTCTCCGCCCTGGTGCGGTGTTCTACATCTGGCACGCAGACTCGGAGGGGTACAACTTTCGTGGCGCCGCCTTTGACGCGGGCTGGAAAGTTAGGCAATGCCTGATATGGTTGAAGTCTTGCATGGTAATGGGTCGGCAAGACTACCAATGGAAGCACGAGCCATGCCTTTACGGTTGGACAGAAGGTGCAGCGCATTTTTGGAACTCAGATCGCAAGCAAACCACGATTCTTGAATTTGCCAAGCCAAGCCGCAACGGCGAGCATCCAACTATGAAGCCGGTTGACCTGTTTCAATATCAGATGGCCAACAGCACAAAGCCTGGCGATATAGTCCTTGACTCCTTTGGCGGCTCCGGTACCACCATGATCGCTGCTGAGCGTATTAACCGCAAAGCTCGCCTTATGGAACTCGATCCTGCCTACTGCGACGTGATCGTTCAACGTTGGCAGGCATTCACCGGCAAGCTGGCTATCCTTGAGGAAAATAAGGAGGTGTTCTAATGGGCGCCCCTCGTGGTCCTAAACAAGAAACCCTAGAGCGCGCTGAGCGTTTTGCGCGCATCATTGCTAGCGGTGGGCGGCGCTCAGATTGCATCCGCTATGCACGGGAAAACTGGGGGGTTAAGGATGATGCCTGTGACCTTTACCTGCGCATTGCACGCGACAAGCTAAAAGCCGATTGGGACATCGAACGCCCGCAGATGGTGGCTGACCTACTGAGCCAGTGCAGCACGCTGCAGATGGAAGCACGGCGGGCTGGTCAATACCACATCGCTCTTGGTGCGATCAATACCGCAGCCAAACTGGCGCAGCTCTGCTCGTGAGCATCCTTGCCATTGCCCGTGAAGGGCATGTGCTGCAGCAGCTCAACCACGGTGGCGAGCTGACGGATGTAGACAGCCTGCTTGCTCGCATCCGAGCTGACCTGCACCCTGGGCAACTTGCGTTTGTGGATGACACCGCTACGCAGATCCTTGGTATCAGCGCGGGCTACGGCGCTGGCAAGACCAGGGCGCTATGCGCTAAAGCCGTGATGTTGGCGGCAGTCAATCAGGGCTTCATTGGCTGCGTGATGGAGCCAACTGGTCCGTTGATCAGAGACATCTGGCAGACGGACTTTGAGGCATTCCTTGAGGCATACGACATCCCGTACACGTTCAGGGCGTCGCCGTTGCCGGAGTACATGCTGCACCTGCCAGGTGGTGACACCAAGATCTTGTGCCGCAGTTTTGAGAACTGGTCCCGCATTATCGGCCTCAACCTTGCCTGGGTGCTGGCTGACGAGATCGATACCGTGACGCCCAGCATTGCCAATAAGGCATTCCCAAAGATTCTTGGCCGTTTGCGGTCTGGCAATGTTCGGCAGTTTGGCGCGGCATCGACGCCGGAGGGATTCCGGTGGATGTGGAACACGTTTGGTAGCGATGAAGCCAAGCAGCGGCCAGACCGGCAGCTCATCAAGATGCGCACGGCGGACAACCCGCACCTGCCGCCGGACTTCATCGAGCGGCTAGAAGCCAACTACGATCCCAGCCTGCTGCGGGCATACCTTGACGGCGAGTTCGTCAACCTGACAACCGGGCAGGTGTATGACCGCTTCGACCGGGCGAAGCATGTCACGGCCACAGTGCCCGACATCACCCGCGAGCCGGTGCGCGTTGGCATCGACTTCAACGTGGGCAACATGTCTGCCGTGATCGCCGTGCGGCTGAATAATGGCCTGCTGGTGATCGACGAGATTGCAGGCGCCCATGATACCGACGCCCTGGCGCAAGAGATCCGCCGCCGGCACCCGCAGCAGCAGATCTACATCTACCCCGACGCGAGCGGTGGCAGCCGCAGCACCAACGCAAGCCAAACCGACATCCAGATCCTTGAGTCCTACGGCATGTCGAACCAGTCACCACGGAGCAACCCGCCAGTGCGTGACCGAGTAGCGGCCGTGCAGGCGCTGCTGGAGAATGGCAAAGGGCAGGTGCGGCTACAGGTAGCGCAGGGTTGCCGTCGCGTGATCGAGTGCCTGGAGCTGCAGTGCTACAGCGACAAGGGCGAGCCGGACAAGGACGCCGGCTTTGACCACATGAACGACGCACTCGGTTACCTGGTGTGGCGTGAGTTCAACCCGCTGCACGCTGGCGCCGGCCGCGGCACTGGGGTCAGGCTTTACTAGGGTTGACCACGGCGGCAAACGCTGGTATCTTTTGCTCACGGCCATCACGGCCGCCCACCTACCATCCCAACCATGATCACCAATCCCTGGATCAACCGCTTCGCCGCCCTGGCGCTGCTGTTCATGATGTACGCCGTTGGCATCAGCGTCGGCCGTGATCAGGCCGCCGAGGCGCATCACAGCCACCCTGCATGCCATCAGGGACTGAAGCCGTAAACTGACGGCATTGTCAGCAGTTAGCGGTCGTGTATAGCGGGTACAACTTCTACGACCGGCCGCTAGCCCAGCGCACCGTATCGAAGGTCAACGACCCAAATACAAGCTGGTACGCGCAAGAGCCGCATTGGCTGCTGATTGAGGACCTGCTGCAGGGCACCTACGGCATGCGCAAGAAGCATCGCCGTTATCTGCCGCAAGAGCCACGGGAGCTGGACGAGTCCTACGACAACCGCCTAGCCCGTAGCGTTTGTCCGCCGTATTACATCCGCCTTGAGCGCATGCTGGCTGGCATGCTGACCCGCAAGCCCGTCCGGCTGGATGACACCGCTGACATCATCCGCGAACAGCTATTCGACGTCGATATGAACGGGAACGATCTCAACGTCTGGACATATGAAACCGCACGCAAAATGGTCCGTTATGGCCACATTGGTACATTGGTGGATGCACCAGCTAATGGTGGTCGGCCTTATTGGGTGACCTACACGCCTAGGCAGATCCTTGGTTGGCGCACCGAGACGCAAGAAGGCCGGCAGGTGCTGACCCAGCTCCGGCTGGCGGAAGTGGTCACAGTGCCTGATGGCGAGTTTGGCGAGAAGGCTGTCGAGCAGATCCGTGTCCTGACGCCTGGCGAGTACCGCATCCACCGCAAGCAGGACAGCGGTGAGTTCACCGTCGTCGATGAAGGCCGAACCAGCCTTAGCCAAATCCCGTTCAGCATTGCCTACGCCCAGCGGCATGGCTTCATGGAGTCACGCCCACCGCTTGAGGACATCGCAGAGCTGAACCTTAAGACCTACCAAGTGCAGTCGGACCTCGACAACCAACTGCATATCTCAGCGGTGCCAATGCTGGCGTTTTATGGGTTCCCATCAGCAGCGGAAGAGGTATCAGCCGGACCTGGCGAGGCGATCGCATTTCCAGCCGAAGGCCGCGCTGAGTACATCGAACCAGCAGGCCGCAGCTTTGAGGCGCAGTTCCGCCGTCTTGAGCAGCTTGCGTTGCAGATCAACGAGCTAGGGCTGTCTGCAGTGCTAGGCCAGAAGCTGAGTGCTGAGACCGCAGAAGCCAAGCGCATCGATCGCAGCCAAGGCGATAGCACGATGATGGTGATCGCGCAAAATATGCAGGACATGATCGACAACTGCCTGCAGTTTCACGCGCAGTACCTCGGCAATGCCACCGCTGCCGGCAGCGCTTACGTCAACCGCGACTTCCTTGGCGCACGCCTTGAACCGCAGGACATTACCGCGCTGCTGTCGCTCTACACCGCTGGCACCATCAGCCAAGAGACCCTGCTGCGTGAGCTGGCCGAAGGCGATGTGCTGGGCGATAACTTTGATGTAGACGAGGAGCTGGAGGCCACATCCAATGCGGGGCTTGATCTACCGTCTGCTGGACAAGCTGACAGACTGGCTAGTGGACCTGATG